TACCACCTTGTGCACCACCTTGTGCACCAGTAGCTTGAGTTCTGCCTCCCTGCGTGTTTGACGTACCTTGCGCTCCTGCTGTAGCTGCACCAGCGGTGTCACTTGATCCTGGCATTTTAGCCAAGAGGTAAGCCGCTTGTGCTAATTTTGTGAATGCACTTTTACCTTTATCTCTTTTCCAATTAGGTTGAACTTGAGCAATAAGTTTATCTAAGGCTTTGGCAATATCAGGATCCTTAGTATTAAGTTGTGGTACATTGGTATGAAGGAAATCTCTGACAAAAGCAGTTATGCTTTTTGCCTCAGAAAGAAGAATGCTTTCAAAAATTGAATTTAATTTTTGGTATTGTGTTTCACTTAGTGAGCCTACCTTAGGTTCTTTTCTTCCTACATTAAGATCTGGATCAGGAATCGCTGCTCTTGCCCGAGCCCTTTTCGCTCTTTCTGCACCAACGGTGCCAAAATCAGTTAATGGTTTTGCAGACGCAGCCGGTGCTGCTGGTACTACAGGTTCTTTGGGTGCTGAAGGTGCTGCCGCTGCTGCGGGTGCTGCGGGTTGTTTAGGTGCTGTCGCCGCCGGTGCTGCTGGTGATGGTTGACCAGGTGCTGTGGGTTTTCTACCTGAATTAGGAACTGCACTAGCGGCACGTTGTGCTAGCATCTGTTGTTTTGTTTTTTGTCCTAACGCACTTACAGGTGCACCAGTAGGTTTAATTGCGCCCCCACCACCTACACTTGAGGTATCTACTATAGTAGGATCAACTACGCTACTTTTAACAGCAACACCCAATGCAACCGAAGCTTTATCAAGAAAATCTTTAATAAAGATATTCATGGCATGTCTATCAGTGACAGACATTCTGCTTAACTCACTACCAATTAGTTTAGAACCAAGTTGTTGAGCAGCGGCAACACCACGCCCTATGATCCCTTCCTCGTTTATCGGTGCTTCATTGATTTCCTGAAACTTCATTTTTCTTCCTTAGTGATTTTGCAAATCTAGCTTGATCTCTACCTTTTATAGCACTTAGAAGTTTTCTTTCTAATATTTCTGATTTCTCACTATCATAATGCTTATTAATTAGTTCTAACAAATTAATGGCACTGGTAATAATGTTGTGGGCTCGGTTCTCAATAATATGATTTACATCACGATTATCGCTTAAAGCTTCTAATTCTTCTAAAAGGCTACGAGTTTTTTTCTGCATACTATATTTATTCTAAATGAAATAATTATTTCTTTAGTGAATTAAGTAGGGATTTTAATTTACTTCCTTGCACATCTGCAACTACTCGCTTGTTTTCAGGCTCTAATATTTCTCCTGTAGACTGATTTATTACCATAGAGCTTGCTTTTAGTGTATTCATAATGTTATTAGGATTAGGTTTAGGAGTATATGAATTTTGCTGTTCTCCATGGCTTTCAGGATCACTATCAGTGATACGCATAGTTTCTATGTTATAATCTAAATCAATCTTTTGCCCTACACCAGTACTACTACGACTTTTCATACACTGAATCTGATATTGTCCACGTTCACGCATACTGCGACTTGTAAAAATACCAAACACATTATCCGCTGTATTAATCTTACTGATACCACCTGCAATATGACTATGGTCAAATTCAATTTCTTCTACTGCCGACCTATTCAATTGACTTGCCGTTACCATAAGAATACCCAACTCTTTTGCCAAGTTACGCAATTCTTCCGATACATATTTGTCTTTGATAAACTGATCATTGGGATTGACTTTAACAGATACAGGCATAACTAAATCCAAATAGTCAATCATAACAAAGTCTACACGCATACCTGTTTGAATTTGTACTTCTTTTAAATAACTACGAATATCATTGACATTGCTTTGCGCTGGAAGACCTTTAACTCTATATTGACCAGCTTTTTTACCAGCCATTTTAACTCTGAGTTCAGTAGAATCAATATCTTTACGAATATCTCTAGTACTCATACTAGTTAACATTGCATCGGTTCTGAGTGAAGTCAACTCTTCTGAAAGTTCTAATGATATGTAAACACCACTTAATCCCATTTGCAACCAATTTAGTGCAATGTTCATCATTACTAATGACTTACCTGAACCTGATCCACCTGCGAAAATATTCAATTCTCCCCTACTAAACCCACCATATAGAAGTTTATCAAGTTGAGGCCAGCCAGTGCTTTGTTGTCCACCAGCATTGAAATATTTGTTAATACGTCCTTTGGGATCTGCAAAGTAATCAGTACCCATATCACGTTGTAAGCTGATTTGAACCGCATCTTTAATTAATTTTTCAACTGGCCCAAAATCACCTTTTTCCAACAAGTCGGCTGACTTCAAAATCGCACGTTCTAATTCTTGACGTTTAGTAAATGATTCAAATTCTGCAAGAAACCATTCGGTATGTTTATCACTAAAATCTTCAATTAATTCAACGTCAATACCAGTAGTTGCTTTGATTTGAGTAATATCGGGCAATAAGCTATACTTAGTGCTATAATCTTTAATAAATTCGGCAACTGGCCTAATCGACCTATCAAAGTTATCGGAGTTCATAATGTTCATTACTCTAGTATACAATTCTGCATTGGTCAGCATCATCTGTAAGAAAAGTAATTGAACGTCTCTGTTATATTCCTTTAGCAATTTTCTTCCTCTGTAATTCTATCTTAATTTTACTACTAGTTGCTGCCTGCAATATACTTAACAATGTTGGCAATTTTCCATACTTAACTACTGCATCATTTACATCTTTAACATCTAGATCCCAATTTGGTAAACTAATTTTATATCCTAACTCTAATGCTTTATCACATAATGCTAGTCCTGTATTATCTCTATCAGGAACTAGTATGATTGGCTTATTTAATGATCCCAACAATGTTGCTTGGTCATTATTAATGTCATTATGCATTACTGCTACCCCATCTATACTTAGTGCATCAAAGATACCCTCAGTAACAATACACACTTGCCAATCAGGCTTTTGACTATCAATGTTAAAAACATAGCCTGGTTGTTGCTCATTGATATATTTGGGGATTTTATTATCTAAAAATCTACTAGTATGACCAACTATTTTATTTTTATAAGTATATGGAATTATGATACGATTACCATTTCTACCTTTTTCATGAGGGGTAATTAAAAATGGATAACTATCGGGATCGATACCTCTCTTTAACAAATACTCTGCAAATACTGAGTGTTGAGGATTATTAACATCAATTAATTCTCCTTTAGGAAGCTTATGGTCTTGAAATTTTATTTTACTTTTTTGTTTTTTTACTCGCACATAATCTAACAGGTCTTTATGTTGTAGACTTTCTAAGCTCCACTTTGTTATTTGAGCATCTTCGATTCCACACCATTGTAACAACTGTCTGGTCTTTAGCGAAATACTTTTACCTAGGATAAACCCACACTTAAATTGACAGTTAAAACAATGCATGGTCCATGCATTATCTCCGTCAAACTTGATGCCACCCCGCATCCTCTGATCAGGTTTATGCCCCCTGTACCCACAACAAATACCATTAAAAGAAATCCAACCCGATTGGGTGTTCTTTTTTTTACCTGGAATAATAGATAGGATATCAAACATCCCTATATTATAACATAAATTCAGTGGTTAAACAACTACAACGGAGAACTAGCGAGATAATATATTGGTTATAGCGCCGGCGTTACTAGTGAATCCAATTCTTACAAAAGGATGGAATCCATTAATGGTATATCCAATTGTATCCGTGGTATCATTATAGGTATTACTAGTAATGGGATACCAACCTCCACTTACTGTAGTAGATCCTTCAATGTCAACATTCCCGTAATATTCTGATAGCTTAACTTGGAAGGTAAGTATTGGACTATCACTACTTTCAATCACACTAGAATAATAAGTAACATCAGGTTGAGAATTTTGGTTTGGATTGTTGTTGGGGAATGCTTGTCCAGTTGGAATACTAACTTCAATTGATGGTACAAAGTTCGGTAATATTGAGTTAACGATATCCATATCTCCTCTACCACCTGCATTTTGATCTACAAAAACAGGATAATTAAAAGCACCAACTGGTATTTCTAATGAATAGAAGCATTTTTGTGGATCAATGGGTACTAGTTCAGCCGCACTTACTTCTAGAGCCGCTATACCTGTAGCGGGCAATTGTAAAGTAAGACTCTTTTGTAACAGTATTACATTACCTTCGTAATTAATAATTCTACACGTAATTTGCTTACCTGTTATATCCACGGGTTTCTGTTCTTGGTTTAAAAACTGAAACTGAATTTGATTATCTACGCCTCTATGAAGGGTTAGGGGTTTGGCATATACGGGCATATATCTCCTCGGTGAATATCCTGATAGTAAAACAACAATTTGTCGCTGTGTATAGAGAAATACTGCTGTTGTGTACACAAATTTGAGCTCCTTCTAGTATTTAGTCTCTATATATTTAATTATTAATTCGGGCAACCTCGAGTAAATATTCTGTATGGTTCAAAAAGATTTTTTTACTAAATTAACCGAGCATCACCCTTTTATTACAGTGTGCTCCTACGCCGACCAAGACTATGTTGGTATAGTCCAAAATCGTGATGACTCAGTTACCACTATATATGACTATGGTGCAATCATTGATTTAGAAGCAAAAAATACTTTTTTAAAGTTGGGCGAAACGTGGTGGTGGGAAAGCAATAGATTAATACCTATTAACTTATTTTTAAAAGAAGAGTGGTCTATGTTTAGACCTTTTTTAAGAACCTTTACAAATAAAAATTTAATTATAATTCACGGTCCTGTATGTAGTTTGGCTGAACTGCATAAACGTAGATCCAAAAAACGTAGTATTACACTAGTAAAAAGATTACCCTAATAAATTCATATGTACCGCGACAAGCCATGAATAGGAAATGGCATGAGCCTTTTTAAAGTGGTATCCATCATCTCCCTTATCCCACACAGTTTTTGCGATTTCATTCCAAGTTTTACCAATCAAATGTTTTTTAGCAGGTCTAATAACAGCTAGAAACATAGCTAGTCTAGGTATACTGTTAATGGGTTCAGGCATCTTTTGTATTGAGTTATAATGATTATTCAAATGAATTAACTGTTCTACAAAAACTTTATCCTTTAACTTAGACCAATCAGGTTCTTTCATTAATTCAATTAAATGCTCTTCACTTTTTACTTTATTGTAAACATGAACATTAAGAAAATCTAATTTTAGATAACCTCTATCTTCTGCTTTTTTATAATCTATTGAAGCCATGTCATTGATAGGATCATAGGGTATATCTGTTACATAGATCCCAGTTGAGTGTTTTCGTATGGGATTAACTTCTCGCATGGCGGCAGGAACATGCTTGATATGTGCTAGTATATCTTCTCTATTTCCAAAATCTATATCTACATCTGAACTAAATTTCATAGGTTTGTTCATCGTCATACTTCTACCTTAGCATCGGGTTTATTCCAGCAGACATTACGGATAAACTCATGCATCAACTCCAAAATGTTCTTCAATATTGGCTATAGCGGTTTCAACGGTCCACATAATATCTTTGTTTTCAAAGTTGCTTACGCCAATTAGTGCGATTTGACTAATACACTTTTGTATAATCAACTCGGCGAACCTTTGGAAATTATCACCTTGGATCTGCAGGTCTCTTTCGGAAAATTCAGCCTGTTCAGCCAATATTCTAATTCGTTCGTTCATTCTTCAACTCCGAATGTATTTTTTATATTATGATAGACACAGAAAGCACCGCCTCGACCACCTTCTAAAACATCAGGGTTAGCACTTCCAAAATTATCTCTAGTCCTTTTGGCAATATCCAAACATTCTCGCACAATCAACTGGGCGAACTTTTCGTAATCTTCTAATCTTGGATACTTGAAATCACCATCGTTTATATTGGATTCATTTGTGATCCAGTTGTGATATTTTAATCCAGCCTCATCAGCAAGTTGTCTAATTCGTTCGTTCATCGGCAGACCTCTATAGTAGCATCAGGCTCGTTCCAGCAGGCATTACGGTATTCATAAACAAACTTACAAAGATTGTCGTAATTGCCCCAACCATTCTCTGGATTAAGTTGTCGAAAACGATCAGGCTCACTGAGCAGTATGTTCCAGCCTTCGTCCAGCAATTCTGCAATATCCTTGGCATATACTAGATCGTGTTGTTCATCAGGACGCCATAGCACATCGTATAGTGAGAGTCCATTAGACAATTTGACTTCAGATGCCATCTTGCTCAAGTTATGAGTAATGTTGTTGTCATAAACTGAGACAGGTTTATCCACCATTAAGTTTACGGTCAAGCTCATTAAGGTTTCCTTCCTTGTTGGACGACATCAATTTGTCTAAATTTAAGTTTGGCCTTTTTGGCATAAAACCTTGCTCGTCCCAAGCTGGTAGTGCTAATCAAATTGCCCCAGCTGCCACCAACTTGGTCGATAAATTTGCCTAAATTCACGTAGTATCTAGTTTTGGGCTCACAATGGTATTTGATCATTCTTCAACTCCAAACCGTTCTTTAATTAGTTGTGCAGTTTCCCAAAGTGGGTCAGCTTCGTGATAACTGTACTCGTGTCTATTAACAATGTCCAAACATTCTCGCACAATCAACTCGGCGAACTTGAAATCATCATGGTGTGCTGAACCATATACTTGTTCAGCCAGTTCTCTAATTCGTTCGTTCACGATTCAACTCCGAAATTATCTAATATTTGTGCGCCAATATTGGGCCTACCTTCATGCTCCATCAAGCCAGCAGTCAATGCACATTCCCGCACAATCAACTCGGCGAACTTTTCATTAAATTGAGTATACCAATCCACATGTCCATCTTCCCAAATCTTGCCAGGAGTCTTGCTTCTAACAGGTGGAGTATATACTTCATTAACATAGTCACCCGCTTGTAGAGCAAGTTGTTTAATTCGTTCGTTCACGATTCAATTCCAAAATGTTGTTTAATCATTCTCGCAATCTCACCATCTTGCAGAGGGTCACCAGAGTTACCAACTTCTGCACATTCCTTAACAATCAACCGAGCGAATCGTTCAATAAATTCTTCTTGCGTATCCCACTTATCACTGGAATCTTCTCTAGCAGCCTTTAACCAACATTCTTTAATTCGTTCATTCATCAATATCCACTCCAAAGTTTTGGATATGACACAAAGCGTCCACAGTGCCGCCATTACAGCCTTTGAGATATTCTCTGGCCAATGGATCTGTGGTTGCGTCGATGTCAGCATCATCAATCAGTTCTTGTTTTACTTGATCGTAAATGGCCTGTTTAAGCAACTCGGCAAACTTTTCTAGTTCATCATAAGTCATATAAGCAGCAGGTTTACTACCAACCCATAGGCTATATTTTACGCCAGCCTCATCAGCAAGTTGTCTAATTCTTTCATTCATTGTTTGCCACACCATATCGTTCTGCCAGTCGGCGAATAGCCTCAATCCTTGGGCTTCCTAATGAGTCATCGTTGGTCAATTCGCTTAGAACATCGTAGACAATACACTTGTAGAATTTGATCAGTTCTTCACGATTGAAAGTAAAAGATGCTGGAGGTTTGGGAAAGTCCCATTCTAATTGTCCAGCACAATCAATAGCAAGTTGTTCAAATAGTTCGTTCACGATTCAACTCCTTTAAGGACTTTCATTAGTTGACGATTGCGTTCATCCTGTTCTTTACGTTCACGAGCCTTGTCGTGTTTAGTGCCAAACACCATACGGTCGTATTGACGACTCCAATGAATACCTCTAAGCCATAGTTCCAGTTCAGCAATAGTGCCCAAAAACACTTCGGCATCGCGGCTGTATACTGGTAGACTCGCTTCATCTTTTGGTTTAAGGGCAAGAACATCGTGTCCGTATTGTCCACCACCATATTTACTATGGCACATAGCTAGACCTAGTTTATCACATTCTTGTTCAAGCCTACGAATTTTAAGAATTGCCTCGAACCCGCTCATTATCTATATCCTTACTGGGTTTGTTTACTATTTCGTTAGTATAACGCCAGTGATAGATGTTGTCAACTGTGTTTATTTTACAACACGGGCCAGTTCTTTGTATCCAGCCCAGCTTGGATGGATTTTATCTGTTTGTAGGCGAGTAATTGGTATTACGGTATCGCCATATTGGGCCGCTACTTTCTTTACAATCTCTTGTATGTATGGTTTGATTGCAGGCAGGATCCAAAATACACGATGTGCTTGCACTTTGATTCTCAGCTTTTCTAATTCTTCTTGTGTTCGAATGTGTTTATGATCATTGCTACCCAAACTGATGATTACTGTTTGAGCTGTGAGATTGTGTTTGAGATAGTCTCTATTCCATTGCCAAGTATTCCAGCCACCCTTGCTGAGCGAATCGCATTGGGGTATTTGTTGATATAGTCCCACTGCAATACTATCACCTAATATCAAACAGTCAATCACTTTTATCCCATCTAATCTTTGGGTTGACTCGTTCGTATAGTTCGACTAGTTGATCCAATGTCCAAACCGCATCAGTTTCAAAAGTTTCCAGCCAAAGACCAAATCTAGCCCAATCCTCACTACGCATGGGTGGTACACCTATTTCCGCACCATAAGGATCATCAGTGCCCATAACATCAATGCGGCCACAACTATAATGAGTGGTAATTTCTTGCGATTCATATTGATCGCCAGCCTTAAGTCCACTGAAAGCAGAGTCCTCTTCCAGTGTGACCATTTTAGTTTCAACAAGGCCGCGTTGTTCATACCAATTCATACTGACCGGCCCCATCCAATTAGTGCTATATCTAATCTTATTCATTTTGGTATAAGTCCTATGCCCCAACATACTAATACCATAGCATTCACTATGATTAGATTGGGTTCGCGAATGCGTATGCTCCAAATCAAATAGAGCACCGCACTCAGGGTTAAGAAAATTAGGTTCAATGAACTGGCTGCCATTATGTCTAGTTTTTGTAAACTGGTGCCCAATGCGCCCAAACAGCATAAGACACAGGCAGTCCATTTCAGTATATTGTTTAACATCAGTGTACCAATGACTCTACACGAGCAGTTAATACCCAGTCTTCAAACTTGGTATGTTTGGTTACGAACACGCCCTGCTCCACAGCCTTGTTAACAAAGTGTTGGAGCAGTTTGTTGTAGAGTTCGTCACTGATAGTTTCGCGATCTAGTTCAATAATCATTGTTTAATCTCCGCTGTCAATTTGGTAGGTGTCACCGCATTCGGCGCATTTATAGTTGGTAACAGATCTCCATTTGGTTGGAGACCGCCAGTAATCGTGCTTGCATGGTGTGCCATCTGCTCCAAGAGAGACTTGGCCACTGGGTTGCCCGTACATATATTGTCCGCCACAATTTGTGCAGGGGAAGGTATCTGTGTTTTCATCATATCCTGAGATAAATTTTCTGGTACTTACATTACCATCAGCCGGTATTCGTCCAGTGCCATTACATACAGGGCAAGGGCCTTGCATAG